CCCGTGGCGCCCCTCGCCGGTTGATGTCGCCGTTAGATGCCGTCGCGGTACAGGACCGTTTCGGGATAAACGAACTCGACCGCACCAAATGCCCAAATATAAGGAGCAATGAAGCGGATGCCTTGGTAGTACGGCGTTTCACGACGCACAGGGACCATTGGGAAACGTACCCGGTCTTCCGCATTGGTATATGCTACCATGCGGTCGGTCGGGCCAACACCACGGCCAGTCAGCCATTTCAACGGCTGGATGTTGAGCGGCTTACCGTTGATGTTGTTGCTGATAGCCATCTGTTTGATGTATTCCAGCACCGACACGTTCGCTTGACCGCTTACCTTGGCCATCGCAATCAGACCGAATTGCGCCGGGGGAATGCGCAGCTCAGCCGGACAAACCGCATAGCCAGTTGCTGCCCATGCCGTGGTCAAAATTTCATTGACCTGTGTCAAGACGACATCGGGGGTGTTGGCCGCAATCGCTGCTGCCCAGGTGCCGCCGACAACGTTACCTACGGCGATTTCCGAGCTGTTGACCAGCCCTTGGTCGCCAGTGAACGTGTCGCCGATATATACCTGCTCGTCGGTGTCCATTTGGTACATATCGTTGAACGCCGACAGTTTGGCGACATCGATGCTTTGGCCGAGCAACTGCGAACGCTCCAGCTCCACACTAGTGTAGCTGATTTCGCGGCCCAACAGACGCAGCGGGGTAACGAGTCGCTCGCCGTTGATGTCAACGCCGGGAATGGCATTGCTATTACCAGACAACCACGGCTTACCGCTGGCTTGCTGGGTGCCGGTGCCGGCAAAGGTCGAGCGAGTGAACGAGGTGGATTCGTTCGCCATGCTGATGCCGGTGCGGAGCTTAATGTCGCGGCCCCAAGTAACCGAAAACAGCGGCTCGTGCAAACGCTGGTCGAAGTTGTCGAGCTGGTTGACGAAATACGCAAGAGTGCTATCCTGCGTACGTGCTTGCCCGTTATCCTGGGTGCGGATACCGCGCGAGGGGGTCCAAATTTTCTTGTTCATGTTTCTTGCTCCTTAAAGCAACGGGTTAACCAGCAGGCTGATTAACGACCTACGCGGATTTCAGTGATGTTGGATGCGTCTTTGCCGTCGACCGACCAGATCACATTGGTCAGGGCAACGCTGTTTACGCCATCGGCGGTGGCCTCGTACTGGCCCACAGGCTTGCCTACGCCACCGTCAACAATGCGGACGTAAACGATACCGCCACGGGCCGGCGTGCCGATGACACACTCGACGTTCACGTAGCCACGGGTCAGGATGCCAACAAACTGTTCGGGCCACGGGCCGCCATCTGCCAGACCTTCGGCAGTGGTGTTGGAGATTGCCGGGGTAAAGCGGGTCACGATGCCGTAGAAATCGGCGGCGACCGATGCAAGACCCATGAGTACGAACTTGCCAGCCGAAATCTTGACCGGTTGACCGAACTTAGTCGGGAAACCGGCTGCGGCCAAGAAACCCGGCTCAACGGCGGACAGGTCCGCACGAGTAATTGCGCCCGCAATACCAGCGGGAGCGCGATAGAGAATCGAAGTGGACATGGTGTTGCTCCTCGTTTAAATAGCTTTAGTGCTACTCGGTTGCGTTAAATGCTACTTAGTTGCGTAGCGGGCTTCGTTTGCTTTGTTCATCTGCTCGGCGGTCATCACACCCTTGGCGCCGATAGACATCGTATCGATGGTATGCACCAATTGAGATGCGCGCCTGGCTTTCATCGTTTCCGATAGAGCCTTGAACAGCACTGCGTCATCCGTGATGCCGTCGAAGGTCTTGACCAGATCAGCGCCGTCCTTCGTTTTGGTGAATACAGCAACCGATTCCTTGATCAGATCGCCGTCCGTGGTGAGGCCGGGCGCCAAAATTTCAGCGCGCGACAACACATCGGCATCAGCGTTCTTGGAGGAAATGATCACTTTCGACGCGGCATCGGCAGCTGCGGCAGTCACAGCGGCTGCATCAGCAGCGGCGGTCGATTTCTGCTCCAAGAGCTTGGCCAAAGATGCCTCGATAATGTCGAGACGGCCTTGCAGCGGATCAGCCGCATCGGCAGCCTTCGGAGTGGTGGCAACGACTGCAGTGGTAGTGCCGGGGTTAGCACCCTTGTCGCCCGCTTCCACTTCATCGGCCATGCCAAGAAGCGTAGCCAACATTTCTTCGATACGGGCAACACGTGCTTCCATGTCGCCCGCGCCTGCATCTACTTCCGCTGTTCCGGGCATGGCCTCATCGACCGCGCGCCCGAGCAGCGTCATAAGCATTCTTACGCCTAATTTGCCTTTCATAGTTTTGCTCCTAGGGAGGTTATCGGGCGCAGAGTCCCGGACAGCTATTCCGGCGCCGTTACGGCCTTTACGGACTAGCGCAATGTGGTTGCCCACAATGTTCGTTTGACGGCCCTTCCCTGGGGCCGTCTGTATGTAATCGGCATCATAGCCTAATGATACTTGGCGAAGGCCGAGCTTTTCAACGAGTTCGATAGCGCCCTCGTCAAAAATCAGCAAATCCGCCATCAAATTCATTGCATCTTCGCCGTCGCCCGGACGGACGTTCTGCATGTGACCTTGTGCCACTTCCCGCCAGTTCTCCGATGTAAGGAAATCGGACGGGTGGCCAACGGTGACTGCTTTGCCTTCAAAACTCGCTATCGTTGCCGGATTGAACAGGTCTTCCGATGTACGGGCGATGCGCACTACGCCATCAAGTGGCTCGATAACGTCCTTGCCGGTCTTAGGATCAACAAGCTCACCAGCAGCATACATCAACTCGCCTGGGCGGGCGATCGGGACATTCAAACACAGCAAGAACCCTTCCGGCGTGCGGTGCATGTTCTCGCTGATGCACGACTCGACAAAGTACTGCATGGCGTTTTTAGGCACGCCTGCCATGTCATCGAGTGTTCTGATTTTGAATGTCATACCGATATCCTACGGGTTGACTGTAGTGTTGATAAGAACGCCCGTCATCGATGCGGACAAAGTAATGTCCCCAATAGTCGATTTGCACGCTAAACGTACATCAATCGGACCTTCGCCAGCGCACAGGCACAAACAATCAATTTGAAAAGTGCTAGCCCCTATAACCCAAGTAGCTGCGCTGAAAACGTTCCCGAACCCGGTAGATGCAGCCGGTTTCGATTGCAGCGATAAGGCAATGCTATCGTCGCCGTATCCGATCATACTGCCCGCTACAGATTGAATAGCCAACCTGTAACCAGCAGGGACCGAATAACGAGCCGTGCGCGACCGGGTTTCACCTGCTTCGATGACAGCATATACACTGGCCCCGTTCACGGCGCTGACGACACCGACTATATCGCCCGATGCGCGAGCAATGCCGTTGATACGAGACAGCACACCAAGGGGGACAGGCGTGACGCCGTTCAAAACTACATCAAACGGCGCGAGATAAGTTGCATTCGGGCCTAAAGCCCATACGCGGATGGTAATGCCTACGTCCGCAGCACTGGTGCTGGCAATCGACACCGCTAAGCCGGCCAACGGCGGGATAACGGTCGGCACCGGTTCGACTGTAACAAGAGTATCCGCAACTGTGACACCTACGCCACCCATCGAGACCTGCGATGCTCCTGGGACCCGGCCCATGATCAAGTCCAACTGGCTGAAGCTTATGTCCGAAATGTTCGGCTGCAGTTGCACAGAAGCATCAGCACCGACAGACCGGCCCCAAAGGCGGTCGGTTTTTGCCAGAATCAGCGGAACGCTGTCGCGCAAGGCCATGCCCGATGTTTCGTCAGTCGGGGCAACCGCACTTGCTCCTACATAAATCTGTGCGCCGCTACCGGCAGACATCGATATGGACCCGGAAAACGAGCCACTGACGCTTGCGTCATAAATCAACGACCAAGCGACTCCAAGTTGTACGGAAGGTTTTGTGCTCATTCTGCATCTCCAATGATTGGCTCAGGGTAGCAACGACAGTTGTATATCTGACCTGCATGCGTAACAGTGCCGTCGCTTAAAGTAGGCGGCTCATCCCAAGCAATCACTTGTCCTTCCATTTCTGCATGACTTTCGCGTACGGCTGCGTCATCGGCAGTGCGCCATACATAATGCGTCGAATCAACCGAGGCTGAACGAGCCTGAGTCATTACAGAATTTGCCTTGGCTACTTCTGTGCGGGCGATCAAAGTGGCGCGGCTCTCGGTCACTTCGCCGCTGCGAGCAATTTCTTTCGCCACTTCATCTGCGCGGCGACCGCCAGTAGCGGCCTGCAATGCCAAATCCTGGGCGCGTACGCCGGCCTCTAACGGCAACGAAGTGATCAAGGTCACTTGCTCTTGCTGCAGCATTTTGGCTATTGGCAAATTCTCATCAGCACGAATCTCTTTGCTGATGGTCTTCGATTGCGACCGCCAATCGCGGTAGTTGCTCGAATTGACCTGGGCAATCATCTTGTTGGCCACGGTCTTTGCCCACGGGCCGAGCGACTCTGCGTATGCGGTCAATGCTGCATCTAGGCCGGGGCGGAGAATAGCGCCGTCCTGATAAAGGCCGATGATATGGCCGACCTGCTTGGCGACCCGGCGCAATTGGCGGTTATATTCAAGCTCCGTGTTTTTCGGCGCTTTGAATTTCGCCTTTTTGCCGTCCAGGGTCAAGGCTCTCATTTTGACAGCCACTGCTTGATATACGCTGCCGCCCGCCCGACCACGCCCGGCGCTTGTTCAACAGCAGGTGCGCCATTTGGTGTCGCCGGCAACACGGCAGCCGGGGGTGGTTGGCTCTCGGCCTCAGCAATGGCCTCATCCGTTATATTCGTGAAGATGCCAGTTTCGGCGGACGCCTGACGCAGCTCTTTCATCGCCGTTGCATTGTCGATGATACCGGCCTCAACAACACCAACAACGATTTCGGCGATGCCTTTGGCATTCAGCACTTTGTCGTTGGCCGTGGGCTGTTTCAGCGGGTTGAACTTAAACTGTACGCCAGCCGGCAACGGCTTGCCGAGCAACGACCGACATGCGATTTCAAGCAGCGTTTGGATCGGCGTGCGCATCGTCGATTCTTGCTGCGCATTGATGTTATCGCGGTACATGTCCATGTCCGCTTCGCCAGTGTTGTTCAATCCAGCTGGCGACTGGCCATAAAAGCGCATCAACGGTACGCCGATTGCGCCCGATACCTGCTGTGCGAACTGCAGAATCATGTCCGCCAGCCCGGCGAAAGTGTTGGTACTGGTCTTGTACTCGTCGTTTTTGTCCAGCAGCGTAATACCTTCGTTCGTCTGCATCTGGCGAACGTAAGTGAACATCTTCAACAGATTTTCTTCGGCAGGACCGCCCATCGACAGGATGTCACGCAGTCCCTCGATCCCGATCAAACGCAAATGCGCTTTGTCGATCAGATTGGCCGCACCCATGGTGGCGGTGTCAAACGCCAAGAGCCGGTCGTAAAAACGCTCAACAATAGACTCGCCCCAATATTGCTCCGTCATCGCTTGGTATGCAGGCAACTTGACGCCGATCTGGCGAATAACACGGCTGTAATGGACCGCTTGTCCGAACTGCATCGCCTGACTTGCGGGGTCGTAGCTCGTAACGATACGGTAGTACATCGGCAGGCCGATCATCGGACCGGACGGAATAAACTGCGTCAAATCCGGCTGCAGCATCCAGCGGTCATACACCGCCAAACCTTGGAACTGGCCCTGGCCTATGGTGTCGACCCGCAAAGGAGTCGCCAAATCCTGGCCTTCGATCTGGATGATGGCCAGCGCGCCGCCATATAACCGGCCCCATTTGGTAGTGTCAAGCAAGGAATCCCAGATGCCAAGCTGGTTGAACCCGGCCTGGATGTCTTCAATCTCGCCCGGCTCCAAATCACCGGATATCTCGATGCCGGCACGGGTCATGTCTTCCGCAACAGCGTCTACGGCAACGCCCACTACCCAATTCTGGCGGTAAGCCCACTCCAGCTTGATGCGGTTGCGCGTTATGATTTCGGATGGGATATAAGTGCCTGCCGACATGGAGTTGTTAGCTCCATAGCCCGCGCGTTGTACGAGGTTTGCAAATCCGTCGCGGGTCTGCACAACCTCTTTGCCGGCTCTTTGTCGTTGCCGCTGGCGTCTGGTCAAGACATATTCTCCCACAGCTGAGCGGGATTGGTGCCGCCTAGCATATCATCAACCGCGTCGAACATCGGGTCGATTTGGTCATCGAAGGCGTGACTATCGTCCGCCGTGAAAGATTCGCATTCGGAAATGAACTCTTCGACCCAGGGCGCGTCTTCGGGAATCCACACACAGCCGGATTCGAGGAAGGGGGTGACATCCTGGGACCGCATGAATTTGTCCCTGTTCCGCTGCTGTGCGTATACAGGGATAGTGCCTTTCTTCTTGATGCTTTGAATAAGGCCGGTGCCGCTAACTTTGTCCTCGATCCGCATCTGACGCAATGCGCCATACAGCAGGGGATCGGCGGCCTTGTGCTTGTTCCAGAAGTCAAGAGCGTTGCGCAGCAGCTCCGGCGCTTCCCATTTGTCACGTTTCAGGTCGAGCAGATAGATGCCGCCGTCAACGCCCATGCCCCAAGTCTCGAAGACGCTGTAGTCATGCCGCTCTTGGGTCTTCTGCGCGGTGTCCACATAAATCTTGCGGTACTTCAAGCGCGGCAGCATCTTGTAGCGACGGAACCACATGCCTTTGATGATGTCGCCGCCCGGTGGCGTCGGCTTCTGGTTGTACTGCCCACTGAACGCGTACGCTGATTTTTTCTTCATGGCTTTCAGCGTCGGTAAATCATGCTTCGCCGGCCACAGGGCGCGTTCGGTTTCGAGTCCCTCATCAACGATGGCCGGCATCGAGCGTACAAACCACTTCATGTCTGTATCTTTCAGCAGCTCCGCAGTGAAATCATCCTCATGGATGCGCTGCATCGTCAGAATCGTGGGGGTGCGCGGGCTATTGCGGCGTGACTTGATTGTTTCTTCCCAGCGGCGATTGATCGCCTTGCGTACGTTGTCGTGGCGTGCGTCATCGGGCTTGAGCGGATCATCGATCAGCAGCGCGCCGCTGAATACGTACTTGCCCGTTTCCGGGTTGTACTCGTCCATCCGCCCGGCGCCGAAACCTGTAACCGCACCGCCAGCCTGGGTAGCATAAAACTGGCCGTTTTCTTGGGTGGCCCATGCTCCCTTGGCATCCTTGCTCAGGCGAATGCTAAGTTCAGGCCATAGCTGGCGGAATTCAGTTGATTTGATGATTTCGCGAATCGAATCGGAATTCTCAAGCACCAAGGGGTGGGCGTAGCTGAGGTGGATAAACTCGCACCGGGCATTTTTGATGTAGCACCACACCGTGAACATGATGATAACAAGTTCGGTCTTGCTGTACCGGGGCGGTACGTTTAAGATGTAGTTCTGAATCTCGCCCCGGTAGACGGCCATAAGGTCGTCAGCAATGATCTGGTGGTGGTCGTTGAATATGAACTTGGTGCCTTTGCGGGCCTTGAATAAGTACCTTGCGCAGAAACCAAAGTCGTCCTCACAGCGCTGCTTGATGCGCGCCAGTAGGGCAACCTGATTGATTTCAATAGCTTGCGTCAAGGGCCGCATCCAATACAGCTTTCTGATCGTTTGTCAACTTCACATCGTTCAAACTTACGTGAACATTGACCGCCGTCTTCGGTTCTTCTTTGTAGAACCCTGTGGACCGGGCCATATCGCGCAGTGCGCTCACAGCCTCCGGCCCATGAAACTTAAGTACAGAAATTTCGTTGCCGTCTTTATCGAGCGTGTTGATCTGCTCTTCCCCCAGCAGCCGACCATACAGGCTCAGGTATTGGGATTCGATAAATGCGGCGCTGATCAGCGAGTAGTGCTGCTTTTCCGCGTTCAGGTATTGGATGAATTCCTGGACCAACGGCTTTTGAAAGGTTCGGCGGGCGACGGTCCGTGCGATGCTGGCCGCGTCAGCCGCCTCATAGATGTTGTAGGTGGTTATGTACTCATAGCAGAAGTGTTTATGCTGTGTGCACAAATCCGGAAAGCCGAGAGCCTTCTGCTCTTCCAAGTAGGCTTTTAATTCGACTGGACTCTGCTCGTAGAGCTTCGAAACGTTGTCCATGGCGGTACCTCAACATCCGACTAAGGAGAATGCGCTCGCGGACCTGCAAGCAGCCAAGTTGCTCCATGTGCTCGACCCGCTGTTTTGGCAACGGCTTGTCAAGATACGGATCGTAACCCGGCTCCCCTCGCGGGATTCGGTA